ATAATATAGTTAGATACGAAAAAATTTAATATTTTTTAATAATAATATTTTAAACTTATTTATAATCGAATAATTTATAAAAATACCCAAAAAATAGTCAAAATCATATCATAAATAATTACTTAAAATGGTTTTTATTTATTTTTTTATTATAAACTATAACCTTTAACATCGTTACAAAATTTATTTTTTAAATCCAAATACCATTCATTTGTTGGTTCTTTAAATAAATATCCATGTCCTTTTTTTTTAAGACCTTTACCTAAAACATGTGATAATTTGTTAACCATTGCCAAAACAGGTAATGAAGATTTGTCATACTGATCCTCTTCACTAAATAAATCATTTGGATGAGGGTGTTTTTTTAGAAAATCTTCCCAAATTAAGGCTTCTAAAGAACAATCATTACAATAATCAAAACCAATTGATTTATCAACATAATTATTAAAATGTCTTACAAAAGTACGATCAATATTATTGAAATATGCAAATTTTTTTTCGGCATCAAAACAATCATAATAAGTGTAATCATCTAAATTATCATTAACAAGACGAATTTCAGTACTTGCAACAGGAGCCCATGGTTGAAGTATGTATTCACCATCAAAATACAATAATTTGTGATTTACATAATTTTTTATAAAATCAATTCCAAATTTTTTAGAAATATTAAAAGAATTATCATAATGATCATTAATATAATCATTAATATCACCTTCAGTTTTATTCTTAAAATCAGTAAAATATGGACATCGGAATTTTAACATAAATGCGGATGGTTGTAAAATTTTTGTCCAATTAAATTGTTGTGATAAGTTCCATAAAATATCCAAATCTGTAGGATAAATATCTAATTTTGTTCTAATATCACTAAAAAAATAAATTCTTGAATTATCGATCTTTCTATAAAGATTAGATAATTCATTTGTATAAATATCTTGAAATATAAATATTTTATAACTTGATGTTTTTATAAAATTAATAATATTTTCCGAATTTTCATCATAATATGAAAATGATCCTAAATTGGAATTAGTTGGTATATTTTCTTTATAATTTACCACTTCATTTTTTATCGGATCATAAAAGTTTAATTTGCTAAAATCAGAGTCATTTGATAATAATTCTGACTGAATTTTATCACCATATCTAATATATACAACATCACTATTTTTTGTATTTAAATGATTAATATTGGGATTTTTTAAAAAAATATTGAATGGAGAAGGATCAACTATAATAAATTTTATATTTGGAAATAATTCATATAAAAAATATATATGATTATTAGGAGCAGCACCAGCATAAATAACGTATTCGGATTTTGATTCATCTGATTTCTCATTAAATAAATTACTATATTTAGTTAAAAATTGTAATTCATTTAAAAATAATTTTCTTTGTCCAAGATGTAAATTTGTTACAAATTCTTTAAAATTTGGCATATAAGTTAACTCATATTTTATGTCTTTTACATATTCAAAAACAGGTAATATTTCTTTTTTAACGTCATTAGCCAAACGTTTGTAATTATCAATATTAAAATTATTAATTTTGCCCTTAAGGCTACAATATTTATTTTTGTATTTCTTATATTTGGCATAATACATATAAATATAAAGAATATAAAAAATAATTTATATTTTTTTTAATCAAATTGAAAAAATATAGTTATTAAAATTATTATGTTTTTAATTTTGTTTTTCTATTTCTTAATCCGGATTACTTTGATCCTCAATTTTTACATAAAAAAAAATCCAAAAAGTGAAAAAATATTATCTCCATATAATAATTCCAATATGATATTAAAGCATTATATTTAGTAAACTTCAAATGAAAATTTTAATTGGAAAAATAACTCACCGTATCATAAACAACATTTGGATATGCTTTATAAATGGATTTCACATATTTTTACGTATATTAGAAGATAAATTAAATATAATAATAGAACAATAAAAAATTTAATGTTATTAGTATCTTATGGTTTTATGAATGTTTATTTGGATTGGTAATTCAGAACCAGTGATGAGATGTTATGATGTCGCTAAATTATACATAAAATAATATTAAATTTGTATAAATTTTTAATGATTAACATATCGAACAACAAGATTAAGTTATTTCTTAAAACTAATCTTTAATTAAATTAATTTGGAGAAATAAATTAAAAATCATTATTTGACCTTTTTTGATATATTTCAAATAATAATAGTAATAATAATAATAATATATGTTTGATAATTAATTATTGTACTTTAAAAAAATTTATAGATACAAAAATTGAAACAATAAAATATTTAAATAACAAATTTATTTTTGCCATATTAGTCATAATCAAATGAATTATCAGAAAAATAATAATTGAAATTTAATTTTCTGATAATTCACATATTGAATTAACTAAAAACCTAACAGAATAAAATACAAATGATTTGGCAAATTTTAATTTGAATTCTGATTCTAATAAATTACCAATTGCCGACTACTATTATATTATAATATGAGTAATTTAATAAATATTAAATATTATTAAATATGATGTCGCAAAATGTCACATAGATAGATTAACTAATTCTGAATTTACCAGATGTACTAATTATGGTTGATCGAAATATGATTATAAATTCATAATAATAAATAAAATTAGTGGAAAATATTTTGATATTACAAATGAGGAATTCAAAAACATAAACATAGAAGAGATTTAGATTATATATAACACTAGGACATTATTCAGAGAAAAATATTTTAAATAAAAACAAAATTAAATAAAAAAATTGAAAATAAATAATATTTGTATTATTAAATTTGTAAAAAGAACAATTTATCGTGGTTATATGAATCAATACAATCAAAAAGATTTACATAAATCAAAAAAAGGTCATGTTATTATTAAAACAAAAACAGGATCTATAAGCGTTTTATTAGAAAACGTAATAAATTCGTCACCATATCTAGAAAAAATATCAAAAAAAAATTCCAAAGATGATATAATAAATATTAATTTGAGTACTTATAGCGAATATGCTATTGATTTAATTTTAAGATACATGAGTTTTGGGTTTAATTTTTTTGAAGATACTCTTAACAAAGAACTTTTAAAAGAAAATATTTGTGATATTATATCATTATTTAATTTTTTTGAAATAAACGAAGAAAAATCGTGTTATTTAATAAAATATCTTGAAGAGGAAAATATCGATGATCTTGATATCAAAACATTGAATGAGAGATTAAAAAGATTTGATTTGAATGATAAACTATTCGAACTAATGAGAATGAAATATTGTGATTATATTATAAAAAGATTAAAAATAAATTCTGACAAAAAAATTTACAATATATATTCATCAGAAAATAAACATGATAGTAGTAAAAAGGACTATTCCTCTAAAAAACAAAATAAACGCAAATTAGATAATGTTTATACAAATCATTGTTGTCCACATAAAATAAAAATTAATTATGATACATATAATGAAATTATAAAGGAATTATCAGAAAAAAATCACATTTATATATTAAAAAAATTATATTATGAAAAAATTTGTGTATGCAATTAGTTACTTTTATTTATTTTATAATTTAATAATTTAAGAATTTTTACAAAAACAATAATTAATTTAACTGGAAATTTTTATTTCTAATATAAAAATATTTTTAAAAATTAATTAGTAAAAAATTAGTTTCATATTTATAATTCCAAATCCTAATCAAAAAACCAATAATTAAAAGGAAACAAAACGAACTAATTTGTCATAGGACATTTACCAACACTACAATCATAATTTGCTTCATGGAAACTTTTATGTTTAATATCATATTCTGTATAATAATCAACTTTTTTTAGTATTTGTTGCAAATATAATTTTAAAAATTTTTTTGCTTTTTTATAATCTTTATATTGATAATTAAGAAATGTTTCATAACTTGAATTTGAATCTCCCCATAATGCCAATAATTCGGTCATTGTTTGCTTAAATTCGATGTCATTAATAGAAGAATAGAAATCATTCAATATATTTGCAGCAGTTTTATTCCCCATTTTTTTAATATGTTCGATAATTTTTTTTTCATAAGAAATATCACGTATGCTATCTATATTTTTTTTATAATCACAACTATTAATAATAAAAAATCCATAATATTGTCTTTGAGTCTCATTTTTTTTTTCTTCTACATATGCTTTGACTTTGGATATTGTTTCTTTTTCGTCTTTAAGAGAATTAATAATCCCATTTGCATATTTTTTTAGTTTTTCATCATAGATTTTCATTCCCATTATTGACATATAATTTTTAGCGTTTTTATACATTATTATCGCATTTTCACACGAAGTTTCAACACCAAAACCATTTTCATACATATAACCCATACCATTATATACAATCTCTTTATAGGACTCGTTCAAATCTTGAGTGTGTATCAGGTATGAAAATATACTAAATGCTTTTTCATATGCTTTATATGTATAGTATGTATTGCCAAGTTTGAAGAGATCATATAAACTTTTACAAGATTTATCAAATAATTTGGCTTCATAATTAACATCATTAATTCCCTCATCAAAATAATATTTTAATTTTTCATTTATATTAGAATCATAATCGGAATTCCACATTATTTAAATAAATTTAATTAATAATCATTGATTTAATTCATAATGTTATTTTTTTTCATTTTTTTTGTATATTAATGTTGTTAGACAAATAAAAATTGATTTATATCAAATATTACTTAATTTTATTTTTGATTTTTTATTGAAAAATCATATAATTAAATTGCAATTAATAATTCAAAAAATTGAAAAATATATGTTCTAGTTAATTTGTAACAGGATGCTAATTTATATAATTAAATGAACAAAGACAAATTAAAAAAATTATATGAATCAAATATTGGTGATATTATTGTTAAAACAAAAAGATCAGATATGCATTTAATATCACATATATTAACAATAATTTCCCCATTTTTTAACAAAAAAATAAATATCGAAAATATTAAAATATATTGATCTTAGCGATTATGATGATATTATACTTAGTTTTGTTTTTAGATATATTTACTATGAATATGATATTATTAAAAGATTAGAAAAAAAATTTATAAGAGAAAATATTTGTGATTTTGTTCTTTTATTTGATCTTTTTGAAATAGAAAAACCAGCATATCTAATGGAATATCTTGAAAAAGAAAATATTGATGGTATAAATGTTGAATTAATTAATTACAGATTTGAAAAATTCGAATTAAAACACAAATTATTTGAACCAATAAGAATTAAATATTGTGATTATATTATCAATGTTCTTAAAAACAAAATAATTAATGAAGTGTGTTATGATATAAAAAGTAGTGATAAATATGGATGGTGTTGTGAACATGATTATAAACCACCACCATCACATGACTTTTTTTCGATTTACGATGAAAAAAAGGCTTGTATATATTATAGGAATACCTCCAAAACAATTGATGATAGTTATTTAACAAATAAATGTTGTTTGCATAAAAAAAAAAAAAAAAAAAA